AGGAACACCAGCAGCATTTGTATTGGTGATGCCACTAAAATTAAACGATTCTCTAGGGTCTTCAGTTTGCTCAGGTGTTTTAGGAACAGGAGCAAGCATCCCTGCTATTCCTCCAAACACTAATGCTGCTCCGATATAAGTAATTGCCTTCCATCCAAAAGCACCTATTCCTGCTGCTGCCTCAAAACCAAGCACACCTTTTGCAGCACCTCCGATTCCAAAACCTGCGCCGCCTGTAGCAAAAGCTAATCCAATCATTGCTGCACCTATAAGGACTTTTCCTACATTTCCTCCAGCTCCAGCTATCACAGGTGTAATTAATATTTCACTTTTACCAATCGGATCATTTATCTCATCAAGTCCTATTGATGTATTTCCTACACAGACAACATATTCTTTTTCTGCCATGTGACGATCTAACCCTGCGAAATTAGCTACCAGCATCCTTATGCTTTCTCCTACATCAGCTATATCCGCAACAATTTCTTTCCTGCCTGTAAATTCAGCCAGTTCCCCATATAGCTTTACTGTTCTCATGCCTCAATTTCTTACCTGTACTTGATTGTAACCAATCCCCATAACAATCTCTACAACTCAAGCGATTCTGAAGATGATGCAATACATTTCCATCCCCTAAATACACAGCACAATGGTTTAATCCAGGCGATCCAATAGACATTAACAACAAGTCTCCTTTCATTAATTTCTCATCTTTTAATAAACGAAATCCTGTTGCTTCATACGCTCCATCAAACATCGGTGCTTTGATGAATTGTTCTGGATCGTCTGGTCTATCCCAATCTCTTAACTCTAATCCTTCCTGTTTGTACCAATCTCGCGCAAGAGTCCAACAATCTTGCACTGCCCAAACCCATGTTCTTGACAACAAGGGTGAAATGTAAATCCCAGAAGGGTTATATGTCCTCCATTTCTCCGTTCTAGGATTGACAATATGCCACGGGATCTTTCCTTTGCTAGCGGCAACTTTGTCCGCCTCAGACGGCTCTGGAGCCGATATGGGATGACTATGAACTATTCCAAGGATTTCCCCACGCTCTTCTCCTCTTGCATAATCAATTGCGGAGATTTGAAACATCTGTTCAGGATATTTAGCAACATTTTCACAAGGCCAGTATTTTTTCTTTCCCTTGATTAACAACAAAAGACCACAAGCTTCTTTTGGATCTTGTTCTTTTGCGTGCTCTAATGCTTTATCTTGCCAATCAAAACTTGAACGTACCGACTCCAGGGAAGTCATCAGGTAATATCTGTCGTTTTGGTAATCTTACTCCAGCCAAATCAAACGCACTACACATTTCGTATGAAATAACATCTCTATTTTCCATTGCTTTTCTATCTATAAAATAAATATCTCTGGGCCTAAAATAACTTGTTGGATCGGGATCATTGTCTGTACTGTATGTATAATCGGCAATCCAATAATCAGAAGCAACATACGTTCCAACCGAACTGAAATTAACAGCATCTAAAAACATTGATAATGTTCTAGTTCTAGTTACTTTGCAACCCTCTAATCCATCAGGTAATAAAGCAATCAATGTTGTAAATGTACCAAGTAGATTAGAAACAGAGATACTTGGTCTAGGTAAAGTTCCCTGACCTGTTGCTTCATATCCTTCTGCCTTTATAGGTATCGCTGTATAAGTATTACCTTGCCAAACAATGTCATTACCTAATTCATTTTTTGTATTCGTAAATCTATAGATTGTTGTTGCTTCATGTTGGGCCGCATTTAATTCAAAATCAAATAATTCAACAACTGTTTTCGCATCAGCATCTTGTAAGGTTTTTTGTAAGTTAAAACCACCTTCACCTTCTGCGTAGTCAGCGACCCAATAATTAACAACGCAATACAGCATTGACTTATGCAGTTACAGCTTTAATAACAGCGAAACGAATCACAATTGCTTCACTTAATGATCCTGCTGAAATGTTAGTCACATTGATTGATGCCGAACCTGCTGCTGCTTGTGCGTTTAAAGCATACTTTCCTGCTGTACCAGCAGAAGCGTGATTTAAGACAACAACATCAGTTGCCGCAATTGTTGAATTTGTAAGAGTAAAGGAGACAATCGCATCAGCCGCTAAAGCAGCATCATGCATTGTGACTGTTCCACATTTTTTATTAAGTGTAACCCCAGTCGATTTTGAAGTAGCTTGCGTTATTGTTCCACCTTCACCAGTTATATAACCAGCTTTATCAGTGTTTAAATTTGTGAAATTAGCATCAACTTCTGTATGAGTTAATGGTGAGCCTTTGCCAGCTCTAGTGACAATTGTGCTCATGCTTCAAATACCTGTCTAAATGTTGCACTTATAGTAGCTCGATTTAGGTAAGGTATTGATTTTGTCCAACTATCGCACACCCATTTATAAGAAGTTGTAGTGTCGGGAGGAATCCAATCAAAACTTGCTCCATCGGACGCTCTGTTATCTAAGAAAGCGGAAATTGTATCTGCATCGGTTTCACTAATATTTTGCCAACGTAAACTCCATTGTTTTGGACTCTGATTTAAGCCTACGTTTACTCTGATCTCATATCCATCACCCATACTACTGACACGGGTTTTAGGATCATTTTTTTGATTTACTCCATAAGAAGGAGTGATTGATGGAAATGTTGCCATTATCTAGCAGCTAAAAGCCCTCCTGGTCTTTGTTGTCTAGCAATTTCAGCTTGAACTGCTGCTGCCAGCATACTTCCAAGTTGTTCAGCTTGTCCTGCATCTCCTTCAACTGACGAACCAGAAGCGTCTACATTGACAACAACAGAAGTTGAACCACCACCACCTAATTGATTATTCGGGATAATTGTTCCTGCTTGACGAGGAACAAAAAGTTCTGGCCCTTTCTCCCCAACAATTGAAGGTTTTCCTACAGGTGGCCTACCTCCTGCAGCAAACCCAGCTACGGGCAAACCCATAGCTGAAAGACCTGCTCTTATCCCAATATCCAAAAGCATATCAGCAACTTTATTTGCAATATTTCCAAGCATTTCACCTAATGTCTGCGTTCCTTTTATTAATCCTTTGATACCATCAGCAAGACTTTCAGTGATTGTTTCACCTACTTTTTTAAATTGTTCATCTAATTTTTTTGATAATTCAAGCCATCTTTTCATTGCATCTGTTGTTTCTTTTTCGTCTTTCTTTGCCTTGTTAGTTTTTTCTGGGGTCTTTCCCTTTACTGAAGTACTTATATCACCTTTTTTAAATTCTTTAAAAGCAGGGTTTTCTATATCAAATTGATCTTCATTTAATACTTTATATTCTATTTTAGGAGTTATGACATTCTTATCTATTCCAAATAACCATTTTATTGGATCTGGCATATTATTAATAATATCGATCCAAACATTTTTTATTGCGATAACAAAGTTTTCAGCAAACAACTTGATTTGAGCTAGTGCTTTTTTTAATAACTTATCAAAATTATCCCAAATATGTTTTATTCCAATAACAACATTCTCTAAAGCAATACCAAAATTTGTTCCAAACAGTTTAACTTGACTAATTACTTTTGGAAAAGCTTTTGCGACCTCATTTACTGCTGCCGCACATAGATTTATTGTGTCAACAACTGGTTCTAACAACCAAGCTATAAGTTTAATTCCTGCTGTTGTTAGTCTTATTAAATGTGCTGTTGTTTTTTGTAATTCTGTTTCTTTTGAAAATAAATTACTTACAACTGTTGTCAATTCCTTCCAAGCTCCAGCAATCGTTGTTGCTTGATCGTTGGCAGCGTCCCTTGCCACGTTTGCGCTGTTTGCTTGTTTTTCTAATAACTCATTGTATTTTTCTAGACTTGCGATAATTGGAGCAATTGTTTGTATTGCCTCTTGTCCAAATATTTGCTCTAAAGCTTTTATGTCTAGGTCTGCAAGCTTCTCTAAGTTGGCAGCTAAACCTTCTGCTTCAAGAGTGGCTGCACTAATATCAATCCCAAGAGCTTTTAATTTCTTTCCACCTGCCTCTCCAGTTAATCTTAGTAAAGCTGTTTTCATTCCAGTAAAAGCAACATCAGCCTTAACACCTGATGCAGTTGTTAAAGCAATTGCAGCATTAACTTCCTCAAGAGGAACATTTACCATTGCGGCAACTGAAGCGACCTTACCAATATTTTGTGCATATTCACTTATTTTTATTTTTCCATCTGCTACTGTTTGTTGCATTTTGTCAGCAACCATTTCAGCCTCACTAGCTGACATTTTCCATGCGTTTAAAACTGTTGTAACGGCATCACCTGTTGTAGCAAGATCAGCCATTCCTGCTCTAGCGGCTAAGGCAGAAGCTTTGAGAACCATTGCTGCATCTGCCGCATCTGTAAATCCAGCAGAGGCAACATCATAAGCTGCAATTGTTAATTCTGTTTGATTGAATTGATGGTTTAGTTCTTTTGAAACTTGTAATAAAGAAGGAACTAATTTGTCTGTATTTACTTTTAATGTTTTCAATGCTGCCGTTGCCGCATCTTGCTTAGCAAAAATTGTCATTGCTCCCGTAAGAACAGCAATTCCACTGGTAAGTGCAGCAATAGGAGCCAATGCTGTGGCAAGTGCAGCTCCAGCTCCAACAATTGCTGGTTGTGCTGCTTTTGCACTTGTTCCAACACCTACCCAACCAAGTGCTGCTGCTTTTAAACTTTTTGATTGATTATTAAGAACACCATTTGAATTTTTTACTGTCCTTCCTAATTTTTTCGCATCTCTATCAACTGCCCTTAATTTAGAGCTTGCGTCATTGATGACGCTTAATCTAATAACTGATTCTGCCACTTGCTTCTTTTTTTAGCAGTCTACCTAATTTTAGGTTCAATAATTATGAAAAGCTATTTTTTATGTCTGATCTTATTCATCTCAGCTTCTTCTCTTTCGCTTTTTAGTTGGTAATAACTAGCAAAATAAACCAATTCACTCTCAGTTAATTCCGTTCGCAATCTACTAACTGTCATTCCTAATTCGGAGGCCAAAAAAAACTCAAAGTTTAACCAGTTGTCCTCCTTTAATCTTTTTTTGCTACTTCTATTTCAAGCTGTTCAATAGGATTGCCTTCTTGATCGACACCAAACAAGGCAAGTTCCATTTGGTTTAAAACTTTTTCAGGCAAACGCCTTAAAGCAGCAACGTCTCCTAACTGAAAGCATTTTGTTCCATCTTCATTTTCTGCTTTTCTGACAAGCATTAAAGTTGTCATCTTTATGGCGTCATCTCCTCCACCTTGTGCATTTATTTCAAGACGGTCTGCTCTGGTTATGGGCTTAAAATAAAAATCAAAGGTTCTTTTCCCGTCAATGTCCAATTCAAACTTTGTCCTTTGATTCGCATCAAAGGATTCAGAAAGAATGTCAATTGCTCTTTTTTTTACTCCAGCCATTAAGCTTAGTTAATCATATTAAGATTATTCTAAGCTTAATCATTGAAATTAGCTAGTAAGAGCATTGGTGATAGCACCAGAAGCTTGGAAGTTAATAGAGCAGGTCTGAACTTCGTTTAGTGTCGCGCCAAAATCAACACTTGTAACAATTCCACTAAAAGTAATTTTATAAGTAGAACCTTGCGAGTAAAGCTCAAAGGCTGCATCTGCGGGGTCAGAAGCAGTCAAGGCTTCAAGGATAATTTCACCCGCCCCAGAAGCTGCTCCAGGTGCTTCATAAAGCATTTCAAGAGAGCCACTTCCAGACGTTAATCCGCCAATAAAAGTTTTAGCTGTGTCTCCGAGCTTCGTTGTCTCGTAAGTTTCTTTCTCTTCGGTGAAGCTCCAGTTTTGAACTCCAGCAACAGCGAGAGCAGTAGCCGCACTGTTTTTGAATTTCACTGAGCCTTCCTGTCCTCTAATTGCCATGATTAGTTAAAATGAAGGTTTGTTTAATTTTAACTGCTGGATGCAGTTTTGTTTTCAGGAGTGGCTTTTTTTGTTTCTGAGCTTTCTTGCTTTAGCTTAAAATGCTGTTCACAACGTCCATCCCAATGGCTTGGAAGTCGAACACCTTTAACAGCTTCGATTGAGTCCAGCATTTCTTCAGTAAATTCCATCAAAGATCCTCAAATACATCAAAGCTTACTCGAACTTGAGTCTGAAAATAACCCTCTGGATTAGAAACTTCTAAAACTTGAGGGCCAACAGGTGCATCAAAAGAAACACCTGAGACGATAATCCTATTGTATAGATCTCTAATTCTTTTTGCTATTTTGAAATTTGCACCTGATCCCTTCCCTTTTGGAGTGAAAATATTTATAGAAACAACTCCTGAAATATTATTTGTAGAAGAAGTTGCTCCACCTAAAGATTGATAAGTGCTGTCTCCAAAACTAACTAAACATTGACACCAAGAAGAATTAGCCGTTGGAACATAAGAACTATTTTGAAAAACAACAGGAGTGGGAGGAGTATCTTTTAGCTCGTCTTCAAGTCGAGATTCAATCGTTGCTCTAACTGTGTTTAAATCTGTTGCAGCCATTAGAGATCCTTCTTAATAATAGATTGCCAAAACTGTTTAGCAATTCCTTGCATTTCTTTAGCGATCATTTCAAACCAGTTTGCATCAACCTTCTCTGACCAACCTTGATAACAAAGACGTTCAGCATAAGGAAGATTATTGTGGATGTAATAAGTATTAGCTGCTTTTATTTCATTAGGATTAACACCTTGAGGAGGACTGATAACATGACCATAATTTCCTTCTTCTGCTGGTTCCCCGTCACTTCTGTTTTCTCCGATCTGCCAACTAACAGCGAACCGTCCGGTATCAACAGGACTTCCTTCTTTTACTAATTTGTCAGCCTCTAAAACAACTGCTCGCATTAATTTATCTACCTTCTTCTCGGAATACCAACCGATTTCATCAATAGGAACTTGATCTGTCATGCTCTTAAATAAAGCTCATAACTAATATTTACGCCAGCTTGTTCCTGAATTTTAACTCTAATAATTTGATGGGTTACACCAGAAATAATAAGTTGATCTGACGTTGACGGAGTGAAACTTAAAAAATCAGCAGGTACAATATATTTTCTATCATCAGCTTGAACTAAATCATTAACCTCTCGAATATTTACATCTTCAAAAAATCCTTTGACTGTTGTGTCGCTAACAGATTCCTTGATTTCTCCAGAAGTTGAATTGTAAGTACCAGAAGTCGTTTTCCTATAAGTAGCAGAAGTTCCCATGCCAGAAACTTCTGAAATCTTTTTGACAACTTTTGCAATAGCAGTATTAAATGCCATTAGACACGATAAGCAATAAGAGAACCAGCACTTGTTTGAGTGATGCTAGTAAAAATCCCTTCTATTTCTGTGCTTGCTTTTAATTCAATTCCAGAAACAGTTGAAGATCCATTTTTAGTGACGTTTGGAGAAACCAAAGTAACTGTTGAATCTGTTAAGCAGGTAATCTTTCCGAATCGGCCTGTATGGGCACTTGTGTCGGTGATGATGATTGCTGCTGGATAGTTTGTCATGCCCATTGGATTTAGCTCCGTTTGATTGCTACGTTACCTGGTCCACTTATTCTAAGACCTGTCATCATTCTTTCATACATTGGTGGAACACGATCAGCACCAACTTGGCCTTGGAAATTAGGTTGAACAGCAACACTGCCTACTCCAACTTGCTTAAAGTCTTCTAAACCTGAAAGACCTAAACCAGATTTATTGTTGTTCAAGTAAGCAGCTAATATTGCTTGTGCTTTTGTTATTTGATCTGGTACTTCAGTGTCGGTAAAGTAATCAGTTGTCAAACGAAAAGGAAATCCAGTTGCATAAGTATTGATATATGTATCTGGTTTTCTTACTCCAGTCCGAGGCCATTGCATTGACTGAGTATCTGTTGCCCTTGCTCCTAAAAATCTTTCTCGATCAAGCCTTACAGCAGAAGTATAAAGTGCACGGTTTTTTTGATCTGTCGTAGCAGATGCCCATGCAGTTACATCATCATCTTCAATAAGACCTTCAATGATGTTATCAGCTGTCGTTACTGTCAGATAGGAGTTTGCGTTTGCTGCTCCTATCGTTGCCACGATTGTTATCGCCATCAGGAGAAACTTTAGGTTTTGTTTTGCGCTTTTGTTTCGGTTTTGAAACAGGAATAGAGGCCGCTTGTGCAGCAGCCTCCCTTTCCTTCATTCGCCTAAATGCGAACATTCCCATTAGCTAGATGCACCCTTTAAGAGTACAAAGTTAATAACAGCAGCTTCACTTAAAGCACCGCCAGAAACATTTCCAACAGAAACTTTAAATGAACCAGCAGCTACAGCAGAAACATTAACTGTGTAAGCACCAGCGGTTCCAGTAGCCCCAAGACAGGCATAAGGACAATCTGTTGCAGCTACACGGTCATTGTTTACTTGGAATGTAACTTCTGCTCCATCAGCCAGAGCAGCATTATTCATTGTGATCTGTCCAGACTCTGTATTTAGAGTGACAGCAGTTGACTTGTTAGTCGCCTGAGTAACAGTACCACCAGTAGTAGGCCCAACAGCCTTGCCAGCAGTTACTTCAAATTGAGAAGGCATAATTAATTACCTCTAATCCTGAGCAGAAACATTGGTCGCTCTCACGATACCGATGTTCTTTTGCTCGTAGACCTTCGACCAGTTGCCTACGGTTTCAAGTTGAGCACGAGTTGGGTTTGTTGTTGTAACAGCCCACTTAGTACCAACAGGGTGATATGTGTAATGGAGATCAACAGCCATTGCGTCAGATTTCGCAAGGATGTCTCTATCTGTCTCAGTTGTTAGACCTGCTTGCTCACCAGAAGCAATTGCCCCAGGGGTGAAGAAATAGGTTGAGTACTCAGTAGAAGCACCTGAACCTGTTGTCGCTACATCATCAGAAACGATAACCCTTAAACCGCAATATGTAGGAACAGCACCATTGCTACCATAAGCAGCAACAATTGAACCACCAGAAGCGGTTGCGCCAGCATTAGTATCACCAGCTACGACATAATCAACAAGCTTACGCTCAACTAAATCGTAATAAACTTTTGAGTGCATACAAACAGCAGAAAGCTGATCACCTGCATCACCAAGGATTGACTTAGCTTTTGCTACATGCTTAGGGCTTAATCCTGTAGGAGTATCGCCACTCTCTGAGTCAATACAGTTAGCAAATAAAGCAGAGTTACTGTCATTTGCATTGATTGAACCAAATACACCAGAAAGAGTTGAAAGCAAATCCTTCTGTCTTTGATTAGCAATGTAAGCACCTACCTTTGCACCAATAGCAGCCATTGGATCAGATCCAGCCGCTAATGCTGCCAAGTCTCTTGCTTCCCAAGCACGACCTCTATGAAGAATCACAGAAATTTGCTTGTCAGCTTGAATCTTGCCAGGTGTTAATGAACTGCTGTCACTTAGGACTTCAAAATCTCCAGAAAGGTTTGCTTTCCAGAAGGGAACATTAACGAAATCACCACCTTCAGTCGCATTAAGCTCAGCCATTGGTTGAACCACACCGCTTGCCAAAAAGGCATCACGCTGAGTTGTTTGCTCAATCAAATACGGCGTAAAGACCTCAGGAATGATTACGTCCGACCTTACGGTGGCCATAAAAATTACCAGAAATTAGTTTTACGATGTGGGTCACAAACCCTATGGCTCAGCACAGCCTTGCCTTATTACAATATATTAGCGTGCAACTGAATTTTTCAAGCGATCATATAAATCTTTGTCAGTTCTATACAGTCTCATCTGCTCTGTAATGTTGAAACTTTCAGCAGCAAATGGGTTTTTTGTTCCAGTAGGAACTTCACTTCCACTAGATCTGCCAGCAGGAGCACCCCCACCTTTAGGCTTAGGTTGTTTTAAAATATAATCAGGAAGTTTGCCTTTAGCCCAATCAGCAACAGGAGTTCTTTCATATCCATCAACAACGACAGGAATACCGTTGTCAACTTCTATTTTTTCTTTTGGTAAGAAATTATTTAAAACAAGATTAGGATCATGCACTATTTCAGATAATGCTTGAACTGCAGGTGAAACTAATTCTAATTCACGAACTTTAGCTTCAAGGTCTGCAATCTTTTTTTCTTTTTCAGCAGATCTTTCCCGATACTGTTCTTCTAATTTTGTTCGAGCTTCTGTGTACTTCCCTTGTTTCTCAAGTTCAGCTTGTTCAGCATTATTCTTGAAATCA